TTCTGTTTCATACACAGTATCTTGTGCTAAGAAAGGAACTTCATAAAATTTATTTCCTGCTGAATCTGTTACTGAAATAATTTCTGTAACTTTTTCATTTGATAATTTTACTGCGTCAAACTTTTTAGCAGTTCCAAATGTAAATGTTTCTGTTTCTCTTGTTCCTGATTTTGCTAATGCTTTCTTAGTCAATCTAAAATTTGTAGGAATATTGCCTGTTGTAGGTATAAGTGGTGCTATATCCATTGTATCTAATGAACTTGATACTTTAAAGTTTACATCATCTAATATTGTAAATTGTGTTCCGTTACTTGCGACTACTTGTGAGTTTGCTTCTACCTTTCCTGCATAATCTAAGTCTGCTTGATAATTGTTAGCGTCTATTGTTTTAGCAGGAACATCAATACTAATAGTTAATTCTACTGTAGCAGGTGTTGCTAACTTTGGTTTATATCCAAATGATTGTGCAATCTCATAAATACTTTTTCTTTCTTCTGCGTGTTGTAGTAAAGTTTCTCTAAATTGATTATCAACATAGTAATTTAATACATCACCGACATAAGATGCCATCTCAACAAACATCATACCTGGTGATGCTTCATTGAAATCATTATATGATTTAGGGAAGTAAGTTTTTGCAAACTCAATAAGGTTTTGTCTTATATCACGAAAATCTCTACCGAGATAATCTACCTCTTTTTTAATTATTTTTTTTCCTACTCCGTAGTCTACTTCTTTTGGATTTGCTATCGGCATTAATTGTCTCCAATGTTAAAATTAAATGTTATGGTATCAAATGTATCTGGTTCTATTGATACTGAAAATTCTAATGATATATTAACTTCATTAGTATTTGGAATTGCAGAAACTAATAATTCATTTATGAGAACATAAGGTAATTGTCTGTTAATCGCCTCTCTTATAGTTTCTTCTATATCTTCATTTGTTGCAGATTCACTTGCTTCAAATAGTAAGAACTTTAATCGTGAACCAAACTCTGGCTGAAATACTCTTTCACCAGGAGTGGTGAGTAAAAGATTTCTAATATTAGATTTTGCTTGTTCTAATACAGTTTTGGTTTGATTAAAGAATCCCTCTTGACTTCTACCTAATGGAAATCTAATCCCTACATATAAGTCATCATTTCTATCTATCTCTCTTACACTTGCCATCTATTGTTAAGGTCTAAAATTATTGCCCTCACCTTTTTTCTTTTTACTAATTGCTTTCATTAAACCTGAGTAATCACGAGTTAATGCATTTTGAACATCTTCTGGAACTTGGTCAACTGAAACACCTGCTTTCTTGATTGAATCAACTGCTGCCATTTCTCTTGCTTTTTCTTTATTCTGTCCACGACCTAAATCACCATATCCCAAGACATCTGCCATATTATCACTTCCTAATACTCCACCGCCTAATGATGGATATTCGTCAGTTTGACCTGAACCTAATGGATTTGTATTATTTAATACTTCGTTTAACGCTTTGTTTTTTGAGTATTGTTTTTTAGGTTTTTTCTTAATTACCTTTTTGGGTTTAGGTTTAGAAATTGTTTCTGATAAACTAATTTCTTTTTCTTCATTAATAAATATCTCAGTCATCTGTTTTTTAACTTCCTTACGGACAACTAATTCTATTATTTTTATTAACTCTTTTTTCTTCATTACCACTCCTATTGTGTTTCTACTTTTTTACTTAAGATTGTATTTAATCTTCCTTTGA